ATAGCAGAGTGTTTATCTCTTAGAATATCTGACATTTTAGAATACTCTCCAACTGCAGATGCTTTTATTCATGCTATTGGGGCTCATAATGTCGCTACTTTAAACGAGATTAAAAATTTACATCTTTATGATTTTGGTATATTTATAGAGTTGATGCCAGATGAAGAGGAAAAAATGTTATTAGAAAATAATATACAGCAAGCATTAGCGCAACAAACTATAGATTTAGAAGATGCAATAGATCTTAGGGAAGTTAAAAACGTTAAGTTAGCAAATCAATTGTTAAAAATAAGAAGAAAGAAAAAACAAGAGAGAGATCAACAAATGCAGCAAATGATGATGCAACAACAAGCTCAACAAAATATGCAACTGCAACAAGCGTCTGCCGAACTAGAAGTTCAAAAGAATCAACAGATGACACAAAACAATGCTTATCTAGAACAGATAAAGGGACAGATGGAAGCAAATAAATTAATGGTAGAAGCTCAAGTTAAAAGAGAACTAATGGAGCAGGAATTCCAATATAACATGCAGTTAAGGCAGATGGATTTAAAAACAATAATGGAGAGAGAAAACAATAAAGAGGATAGAAAAGACAAAAGAACAAAAATACAAGCAAGTCAACAATCGGAGTTGATTGATCAAAGAAAAAACGATAAACCACCTAAAAACTTTGAATCTGGTGGTAATGATATATTAAATGGGTCTATGAACTTAAACGCATTTAATCCTAGATAAACAAATTATTAATTATTATTATATTATATTATGGCAAAAAAGAAAAAAGAAAAAGTAACTGAAGAGGTTACTCAAGAACAGGTTGACGTTAAAAAAGAAGATAACGTAACTAAAGTTGATTTAAAAGCAAAAGAAATCGAAGAGACAGTTCACAAAGTAGATCTAAGCGCTCCACCACCAGTAGAAGAAAAAACAGATGACGTAGAGGATGTTAAGACAAATGAAGAAGCGGAAGAATCAGTTTTAGAGGATATTACAAATGAAGAGGTAGAAGAAATACAAGAAACTGTTGATACTGTAGAGGAAAAAGTAGAGAAATCAGAGCAAACTACAATCGAAGTTCCTGAAAGTGTACAGGGGTTGTTAGCTTTTATGGAGGAGACAGGCGGAGATATTCAAGACTACGTCGCTTTAAATACAGATTATAGTGATGTACCCGACAAGGATTTGCTTAGAGATTATTTAGTACAAACTAAACCACATTTATCGAGCGATGAAATAAACTTCCTTATGGAAGATAATTTCAATTATGACGAAGAGGTAGATGAAGAAAGAGATATTAGAAGAAAAAAACTAGCATTTAAAGAGCAAGTTGCCAATGCTAGAAAGCACTTAGACGGCTTAAAGTCTAATTACTATAGAGAAATAAAAGCGGGTAGTAGGTTAACACCTCATCAACAACAAGCTTTAGAATTTTTCAATAGGTATCAAGAGGAGTCACAAGTTCAGGAAGAACAGGCAAAACAACAACACGAAGCATTCACAAGTAAAACAAACCAGGTTTTCAACGATAAGTTCAAAGGTTTTGAATACGCAGTTGGAGAAAAGAAGTTTAGATTTAACGTAAAGGATGCTAATAAAGTGAAAGAAACTCAAACTGATGTTAACAATTTTTTCAACAAGTTTGTTGGAAAGAACGGTCAAATGGAAGACGCTAAAGGTTATCATAAATCGTTGTTTACAGCGATGAATCCTGATGTTGTTGCAAATCATTTTTACGAGCAAGGTAAGGCAGACGCTGTGAAAGATAGTATGGCTAAATCTAAAAATATAGATATGACACCAAGACAATCTCACGGGGAAGTTACTACCTCTGGTGGAATGAAATTTAAAGCGCTCGACGTGAATCCTTCGAAATACAAGTTTCAAATTAAAAACAAATTAAACACTTAAAATTAAAAATTAAAAACTATGGCATTAACACCAGGAGGTAGTTTAAATAGTGTACCTGCTTCACAAAAGCAAACGCTATCTACAAACTATATCGATTTTACGAGTACAACCACATCTGGTTGGGCTCAACAATATTTACCTGATCTAATGGCACAAGAATCTGAAGTATTCGGACCACGAACTATTTCTGGATTTTTAGCGTCTATTGGAGCAGAAGAACCTATGATGTCGGATCAAGTTATTTGGTCTGAGCAAGGTAGGTTACACCTTTCGTACAAGGCAACTATTACTGATTTAAATGGTGGTACTTTAACAGGAGGTAGAATTACTATAACACAAGACATAGACAACACGTCTGGTTTTACAGCTACTAATCACGGTATCAGAACTAATGATACTTTATTAATCGCGACTAGTTCTGGTACTATGAAAGCAATTGTTCAAGCAGCTTCAGCTGGATCTGCTGTTGTAGACGTTGCTCCTTATGGTGCGGCTAACTTAACAACGCTTGGAAACGAAGGTGTTGCTAACGCTGCGACAGTATTAGTTTATGGTTCTGAATTTGCGAAAGCTACAAACGGAAGATCAGAAGCTAACGAACCACAATTCCAATCTTTCAGTAATAAGCCGATCATCTTAAAGGATTACTACGAAATTTCTGGATCTGATGCAGGTGCGATTGGATGGGTTGAAACAAGCTCAGAAGATGGTACTGCTGGATACATGTGGTATGTTAAGGCTGAATCTGATACAAGAATGAGATTCGCTGATTACTTAGAGATGTCTTTACTAGAGTCTGAAGCTGGTGTTCCAGGTACAGATTTTGTAGATGACTACTTATCATTAACAGGAGCTGGTACGGCTGTTGCAAGAACTGGTACTGAAGGTTTATTTGCAGCTATCGAAACAAGAGGTAATACTACTAACGGTATCACTGGATCTAGCGCGTCTCTTGATTTTGCTGAATTTGACACAATTTTAGCTGAGTTTGATAGACAAGGTGCTATTGAAGAATATATGATATTCTGTAATAGAACTACATCTTTAGCTATGGACGATATGTTAGCTTCGTTGAATTCTGGTTATTCAGGAGGTGCTTCTTACGGAGTATTTTCTAACTCAGAAGGTATGGCTTTAAATTTAGGATTTATGGGCTTTAGAAGAGGATCTTATGACTTCTACAAATCTGACTTTAGATACCTAAATGACAAAGCAACTAGAGGGAGTATTAACGACGCTGATAGCACAAACGCTATTAGAGGTATGTTTATTCCAGCTGGTGTCTCTACAGTTTATGACCAAATGTTAGGTAAAAACATGATGAGACCTTTCTTACATGTTAGATACAGAGTATCTACTATGGAAGATAGATACATGAAAACATGGGTTACAGGTGGTGTAGGAGCTGCAACATCTTCTTTAGATGCGATGCAACTTCATTACTTATCTGAGAGATGTTTAGTTACACAAGGTGCTAATAACTTTATGTTATTGAAATAAGCATTATTTTAAAGAGTCGGGGTTTCGGCCCCGACCCTTTATTTTTATTAATTTTATTATATATTATATTATGGCAAAGAAAAAAGAAACAAAAAAAGAAGTGGTAGAACAACCACAAGTTATGGAGCAACCAAAAGTGGTTGAACCAAAAAAAATTAAAAAATCTCACCCAGAAGATGGTTGGGAAATAAAAGATAGAGCGTACTTTTTAAAAAGTAGCAGAAGACCATTAGCCCACATTATGAGAGTAAATGGGTTGTATTGGTTCGACGAAGAGAAAGGATACGAAAGAGAACTTATGTACTGTGAAAACCAACCTACTTGTTTTGCTGATGAAATGAAAGGTGAAAAAAGATTAGCTCACGTAATTTTTAGGAATGGAGCATTATATGTTCCAAGAGAAAAAACTGTTTTACAAAAATTACTATCTTTATATCACCCACATAGAGACAAAACATTCTTCGAGCATAAACCCTCTGTTGTCGCTGAGAACGAAGTAGAAAATATGGAAATGGAAATAGAAGCTTTAAATGCTGCTAGAGACATGGAAATTGATTTAGCAGAAGCGATAATGAGAGCAGAGATTGGATCTGAAGTATCTAAGATGAGTTCTAAGGAACTTAGAAGAGACTTACTGGTGTTTGCTAAAAACAACGCTACTCTATTCTTAGAATTAGCTAAAGATGAAAATGTTTATTTGAGAAACGTTGGGATAAAAGCTGTTGAATCAGGTATTATTTCTTTATCAGACGACCAAAGAACTTTTATTTGGAGTACTAATGGTAGAAAGTTAATGAATGTACCTTATGACGAGCATCCATATTCAGCTTTAGCCTCTTGGTTTAAAACTGACGAAGGTATGGAGATTTATTCTAATATAGAAAAAAGATTAAATTAATCTAACTGTAGTAAGCGATCGCCCTACGGGGCGATTGTATTACTATATAAAATAAATAAAATGAAATCAAAAGGATTAGGTGATTCAATAGAAAAAATAACAAAACTAACTGGAATTGAAAAAGTTGTAAAAACTGTCAGTAAGGCCGTGGGAAAAGATTGTGGTTGTAATGATAGAAAAGAATTTTTAAATAAAAAATTTCCTTATAAAAAATAAACTATGCCTGTAAATATAGATACTGTATACCAAAGAGTTTTATCGATAGCAAACAAAGAACAAAGAGGATACATAACGCCTCAAGAGTTTAATCTATTTGCTAATCAAGTACAAATGGATATGTTTGAGCAGTATTTTTATGATTTAAATCAATTTAGAAGAGTACAAGGGAGTTTTGAGTCTTCTACTGATATGATATCTATAATAGAAGATAAAATATCTATATTTGAAGAAGTAGATGGTGCTAACGCTATGTCTAACTATCCTATAGCTGGAAACGCTATGCGCATGACAATACCTAGTGATGTTTATAGAATAACTAGAGTTGAAGCAGGAGGCGCTCAAGCAGAGAGATTAAACAATAATGATTTTAACGACGTGGTAGACTCTGGCCCACTAACTAAACCGTCAGAACCTAGACCAGTTTATAATCTTAGAAAAAGTCAATTAAGAATAAATAATGGAGCTCCGGTAAACCCATCGAATACAGGTTGTGGAATGTTTTATATCAGAAAACCAAAAACAGTAAAATGGGGATATGTAGTTCTTAATGACAAGGCCCTGTATAATTCAAACACAAGTGTTAATTTTGAGTTACACCCTTCAGAAGAAACAGAGTTAGTTATAAAAATATTATCTTTAGCTGGTATATCTATAGAAGATATGGCTTTATATCAAATAGCAGAAGCAGAAGACGCGAGAGATATTCAAAACGAAAAACTATAAATAAATGGGATTATTAGACAATCAAACTCAAAGTGCTTATTATAATAACTCGACCGGTCATGGTCATTATCAATTTACTAGTTTAACAGATATCATAAACAACTTTATGATTGTTTATGTTGGAGAAGAAAAAGTGATACAAAAAGTTAAAAGAACTGACGTTTCTTTTTACGCACAAAGAGCTTTACAAGAATTAAGTTTTGATACTTTTAAATCAATCAAATCTCAAGAAATAGAAATACCACCATCATTAACAATGTTACTACCACAAGATTATGTTAACTATGTTAAGATTTCTTGGACTGGTACTGATGGTCTCAAGCGTACTGTATATCCAACTTCTAAAACTTCAAACCCATTTGCTATAAAACAAAATACAGATGGAACATATGACTTTGGATCAGGAACAACTTTAAAAGAGCAAGACGCTACAGACCACGAGTCAGACACTTGGACAAACTATTCTACATCCTCTAATACTGATGACCAAGATTTAGAATCAACTTATTGGAAAAATTTATTAGGAGAAAGATATGGTATTGATCCTCAACACGCTCAGGCTAATGGATCTTTTTTTATTGATGAGTTGAATGGAAGAATACATTTTAGCTCTAATATTAACGGTAAAACTATTATATTAGACTATATAAGTGATAGCCTTGGAACGGACGAAGAAATGAAAGTACATAAGTTTGCAGAAGAAGCGATGTATAAATGGATTATGCATTCTATTGTTGCTACTAAATCAAATATGCCTGAGTACGTAGTAGCAAGATATAAGAAAGAAAAAAGAGCAGCAATTAGACAGGCTAAATTAAGATTGTCTAACTTAAAATTAGAGGAAATTACCCAAGTATTAAGAGGTAAATCGAAACACATAAAACACTAGTTCATGCCTGAAATAAAAAGAAATTTCTTACAGGGTAAAATGAACAAAGACCTTGACGAGAGATTAGTACCTAATGGTCAATACAGAGATGCTTTAAATATAGAGATTTCCACATCAGAAAGTTCTAATGTTGGAAGTATACAAAATATTCTGGGTAATAAATATATAGATACTTACCCTAGCGGAGCTCATGAATCTACGTTTTTTCCAACTAATCCAACTTGTGTTGGTTCTATATCAGATGACAAAACTGATTCTATATATTGGTTGGTTACAGGTGATGAATTAGTACTTCCCCACTACAGCAATGGTTCTCTCAATGCTTCAGCTCCATTTTACCAAAAAGACATGATAATACAATACAAAAACGGTAATATAAAACCTGTTTTTGTAGATATTACTAAATCACTACTTGATTCCAGTGGGTTATCTGGTAATGGATCA